AAGGTCTAAGAGAAATACCACAATGTAAGGCTATCAAAGACATTAAACTACATCACGAAAATATTCTGCAGTATCATAGAGAAAGAAACAAACAAAATTGAAGTGGCAAGATTTCTAACTACTATTCCAAATAACTTAGGATTTTTTAATTTAGGTACAGTTGAATCTTATCCTACAGGTGGTGGTGGTCCTACAGCTTATGGTCCTACTTCTTATTTTGGATCTGATCCTAGACCGGCAGAACAAGGAGATAATTTAAACAATCCTATTAATTTAGGAGACTTTTCATCAATATTTAAAACACAAATTATATCTAATTCACATGGAGGTTTATCAAGAAGACAAAGTACATTTTATGAAATAAATTTACCTTTACCTAGATCAATTCAATTTACACAGGAATTTTCTCGTACATCATATGAAGATCAAACTAACAGAAATACATTACTAGCTTTTTATGAAATTGATAAAAATGGTCATAGACAAGAACTTCCTATAAATAATGATGGTTATGTATTTCATGATGCAGCTATAGATTATGATCAGGATGATACTGGACCAGTGCTTACTGACTACCCTTCTACAAGATTAGAAAAAGGTAAATATTTATTTGTCATAACAAATGATATAAGATATTTAGAAACTACTTATTCTATAGGTTTAAATGTTTCAGTTCTTGACTGGCGATTTGTATTGGAAAATGTTGAGGAACAAATAAATTTTGGTTTAATTACAGAAAATGTAATTGATACAACAGGAGCTGCAAGTGGTATTCTTGATTTTGGTTTTATCTAATTTATTTTTTTTCAGAGCTTGGCACAGCTTTTGGTAAATATATACTGGATGGATTCTGTGCAAAACCTGGATCTTTAGTCTCAGGCATATAGGATCTTGGAGTTTCTTTAGCCTTCTTTACTGCTGCTAAATAATAATCTTTAGCATCTTTATATCTAATATCTGCAGTCTCTTGACCTAAAGTTTTTGACTCCACAAGTTTAGGTGGTGTCTTTTCTGTTGGTGATGGAGCTATTGCTTGAGATTTTTGTCCTTCTGTTGTTGAAAAAGTGTTCCCTTTTGATTTAATGTCAAATGGTCTAGGAGTAGCTCTAAATGATTGATCAGGAGTAGTTGTAGGCATTGATGATCGTATATTTGCTATTTCCTGCATTTCTATACCTCTCTGCTTAGCTCCTATGTCTGCAGCGGTGCCAACCATATCATATCTTGAATCTAATACTCGGTTATATTCTTTTTCACTCCTGTTCATGGACTCAGCTAAATCTTTATAACTCTTTTGTGGTATAACAGTTTGAAAAGCACGAGGTGCCTCTCCCTCTGGTATTACTATTTGTGTGTTACTTCCACCACCACCAAAAAAGCTACTAAAAAGACCTGACATTTTATTTTTTTAGTTTAATTTCTATAGTAATATTATCAGTAACAAATTCATATAAGTGATTGACTCCAATATATCCAGCAGGAAGCAGAATCAATATCAAGAGCAACTCAGCATAGGTAATGGGACGACGCATGATGAAGAATATCCTTATCTTTCTGATATTAGCCAACTTCTACATAGATTGTCCATATTAGAACTAGAGGGATTATGTACATTACAGGAAATGTTGTTAGCAAAATCATGTTGGGAAGCTACAAACTACAGTGGATCACTGGAAAAATGTAAGAAAAGATTAACTGAATTATATGGTGAAGATTGGGATGAACATGTAAAACTAAAAGATCATTTTAGAAGCCTAAAGTATTATTATATCTGGGCTTTACTAATTAGTCATAGACAACAATGGAATGATATTAAAAAG